TACTAATCCTAATACAGAAAGTTTAGAAAACGCAGGTACGCTAGAATTAAATGGTTTAAGTGGAGATATTTTAGAAGAACATATTACCGTATTGAGACCTGCACCTAAAACTCCACCAACTATACATGTTGAAGCTAGGGACGACGCTGAACTTGAGTTTGATTTAGAAGACTTTTCTGCTAGTAGTTTAGATGATGATAGTGTTGAGTCCACAATAAATTTGTGGAACTTTGGTGGTATTGACGAGCTTAGCGTTGGTGATATAAGATATATTGGTACAACATGGAATAACAACTTAAATCAAAATGTTAATTACGGAACTGTAACACCATCTCTTTCTACTATACCATTTGAAATTGGGGATATATTCACTGTTACTCAACAAGACGTAGAAGAAGGTTTTTCTCCAATAATTTTTAAAGTAAAATTTTTAGGTTACTTTGGTGATTATCCTAGCCCAGAGCAAGTTGATACTCCAACAGATTTCATAAAAGTTGAGGTTGTAAAAGCCCCACCAGATGGTACTGTTGTTTCTAATACTATGGATTCTTGGTCTTTTAAAATATCAAATATAAAAGATTCTAAATTTGAATTAAAGTTTCCAAGATTTGCTTATAGATATAAATACGAAGATGGTGAGTATTCTGCTTTTTCACCTTTTTCTGAACTAGCTTTCGATCCTGGTTTATTTGATTATGACCCAGTTAAAGGTTATAACTTAGGTATGGTTAATACTATAAATAAATTAGTTATAAAAGATTTTATACCATACTATACTGATAGAGCTTTGGATATAACAGATGTCGAAATACTTTATAAATCTACTGATTCACCAAATATTTATACAATAAAGAATATTAGAAAACTACAAGATGGTGAATGGGAATTATTTACGCCAGATGGTGACGCAGATGATAATGATACTACTCAAGATTCTTTAGAAACTGGTAAGTTAGAAATTAAATCAGAAACAATACATAAAGTATTACCATCAAATCAAACATTAAGAACATTTGATAACGTACCTAGATATGCTTTAGCTCAAGAAATAACTGGTAGTAGAATATTATACGGTAACTTTGTTCAAGGATTTGATATAAAATACCCAGTTGGTTTAAATCAAGATGTTGTTAGTGAAAG